AAAATGGAAAAAAAAGCCATAGTATTAGATGCCTGGCAAAAGGATATAATAGAAGAAGATGGCAATGTATTACTATGTACTGGTAGACAAGTAGGCAAAACTATGACCCTATCACATAAAGCAGGTAAATATATGATAGAACACCCTAACACTAACATCATTGTAGTGTCCCTAACTGAAGACCAAGCACAACTTATCATTATTATGATTTTAGACTTCTTAGAGAGAACGGACAAAAGGAAGATACACAAAGGAAAGAAGAAGCCAACTAAGAGTACGATTACCTTAACTAATGGAAGCAAGGTTATTGCAAGACCAGTTGGGAATACGGGTGATAGTGTAAGGGGTTTTACAGGTGACATATTGATAGTTGATGAAGCGAGTAGAATGCCGGAGCTTATGTGGATTGCAGCCAAACCAACACTATTAACAACAGGTGGGAAGATATGGATGTGTAGCACCCCACACGGAAAGACGGGTTATTTCTATGAATGTTTCATAAATAAGAATAATAGGTTTAAGGTATTTCATATATCAAGTGAAGAGGTTATTAAAAATAGACCAGTTAGTGAGGGTTGGACTAAGGAAAGAAAAGAGGCAAGTATTAAGATACTAGAAGAAGAAAGGGAAGATATGAGTGAGTTAAGATACTCTCAAGAATATTTAGGATTGTTTATAGATGATTTAAGGAGATACTTTAGCGATGAGTTGATAAATAGGATTTGTACATTAGAAAGACCTAACACCATTAAGAAAGACCAAGTTTATAGTTTAGGTGTAGATATTGCAAGAATGGGGGATGATGACAGCACTTTTGAGATATTAAGAAGAATGGAAAACAACCATTTAATTCATGTTGAATCGGTAGTAACAAGGAAGACCTTAACAACTCAAACCGAAAGACAAATATTAAACCTAGATAAGCTATATGATTTCCAACATATCTATTTAGATGCAGGTTCTGGCTCTTTAGGGGTTGGGATATTTGACCATTTACTAGATAATGAACAAACTAAAAGGAAAGTTGTTGCTATTAATAATAGGGCAAGACCACTGGATAGATTCAAAAGCAAATCAAGATTATTGAAAGAAGACCTTTATGATAATTTGCTAATGCTTATGGAAAAGAATCAAATCAGATTACTGGATGATGATAATATAAGGGCGTCTTTAAGGAGTATACAATATGAATTTACCAAAGATGAATCTAATCAAGTTAAAATCTTTGGGAATTTTAGCCATATTGTTGAGGGATTAATAAGAGCGGCATGGATAGTAAAAGAGAAAAACTTAAATGTATGGTTAAGCTCCATTAGAATATAAAAAATGACTGAAACATTATGTGATAAGGCAGCAGTTCAGCTAAAAGCAGGAACTAATGTGAATAGTGCTATAACAGATGGGCAATATACCCAGCTTATTAACCAAGCAGAATCTTATATAAATGCAGTAACTAGAGTTAATTGGGTTGATGTTTATAGTTCATTAGATGCAGACTTAAAGAAGATTCTAGAAGATGCGGCAAGTAGTCATGCTGCTCTAGGAGCTATTAATTTTGATATGAGTGGGTATACAAGTAGAGCAGAAGCGCAAACTATGTTGGACGTAAATTATACAAGGCTAACAGATGCAATTAACCAATTAAAAGAGAAGTACACAACTGACTTTATACAGGAGACTTGATGGCTCGTAAAATCCCACATAATTTTTTAGAATCTGGCGAACAAGCCATAGCAACCTATAACTTTATAGATATTATAGAGGCAAGTGGGATTATAGAGTTTTATGGGTTCAGAACAATAGACGACACAACAACAAATTCACTTCTGACAGCTAATGATAGCATATACTCTCAAGATATACAGACAGAAGTTTCAACAACTACCGGAGGATTTACCAAAGACATAGACATAGATTTTGATTTAACATTTAACAGAACTCAAACTATAAAGGGAAATGGTTATTGTAATATTGTAACTTTTGCAAGTAGTAATGCAGTAGGTACACAACAATATTTTATAATTAAATTAAGGAAATTTGATGGCTCAACAGAAACAGAAATAGCAGATGCACAAACTAAAACCTATACTACTGGTTCAAGTGGTGCAAGGGAATATAAAACTAATTGCGTACCATTAACAATAGCTTCAAATGTTATTTTTAAGAAAGGGGTACTGAGGTGTACGGTTGAGGGTTGGAGTAATAGGGGCAGTGGAGCAGGAGAAATTGGCTTTATGCACGACCCAGCAAATAGAACGATAACGGATGCCGAAACAACTCAGCTATCTTTTTTAATACCTTTTCAATTAGACTTATAATGGCAGAACTAAATGCAAACTCATCAGCAACAACCGATTTAAGCGGCACAGTTAAAGACTTTTCTGTTAATGCTCAACAACCAGACCAACCAACACAACAACAAAAAGAAACTTATTACGATTATCCTAATAGTAATGAATATCTAGGTTATTATAAGACTATTCCAGAACTAAAGAAAGCTATTGATAGTTTAGCAACTTGGACAACGGGCAAAGGTTGGACAGCTTCTCAACCAATTACATTGGTATTAGGTTCTTTTATAGGATGGGGTGAAGACTCAAGCCAGTCTATATTTTGGAATTTACAAGTTCAAAAGAAAGTCTTTGGGGATGCTTACGCTGAGATTATAAGGGATGAAAATGACAATTTAATCAACATAAAGCCTCTTTATACAGGTGATATGCGGGTTGTAGTTAACGGGCAAGGTATGATTATAAGGTATGAACAGAGAAACAATGTTAAAAATGGCGTTAATAAGGTTTTTAGACCTCACCAAATACTTCATTTAGTAAACGATAGGATAGCCAACGAAATACATGGAACTTCTGTAATTGAATCTTGTAAATGGGTTATAGATGCAAGAAATGAAGCTCTAAAGGATGAAAGGCTAATTAAACATAGAGAACTAGCTTTAGGCATACTATATATTGATTCAGATAACGTAACTAAAAGAAATAAGATTATGACACAATACCAAGATGCCGTTAAGAACGGAGAAGTTTTAGTTTTGCCTAAAGATACAGCTGAATTGAAAGATAGTGGCGTTAAACCACAAGACCGAATAGCATGGATACAATATTTAGAGAATTTCTTTTATCAAGCGGTAGGAGTGCCTAGAGTTATTGCAACTAGTGAGAATTTTACAGAAGCAGCCTCTAAGGTTGGTTATTTGACATTTGAGCCAATTTACACAAGGGAACAAACAGATTTAGAAACTGATTTATTAAATCAAACAGCTTTAAAAATTAAATTTAATAGACCTCCTAGTCTTATGGATAACGTCCAAACAGATGAGAAAAAGAACACAGGACAAATAGGATTTCAAGAAAATGAGGTTCAAGCGTCTTTAACTGAAAATGAATAAAAGAAACGGACATAAACCAATTATTGAAACTTTAATTAATACGGCAGCTTTAGCCATGACTTCCACAGGAGTTATATTTATGACAAATGCAACAAGTAGCAATAATTTATTTATTAGAGGTGTATTTATGATTATATTAGGAGCATTTTTAGAATTTTTTAAATATAAAGGGAGATATAAGAAACTATGGTAGCACAAGTCCCAGCTTCATTCTTAGGAGGCAGGAAGAAAAAGAAGAAATCTGAAGAAAATAAAACAGATATAGTTGAAATAGATGCTCAAGGAAATCAAGCTATACAACCTAGTCCAGAATTTCCAGCAACTAAAGGAACTCCAGAAGTTTTTAGAGATGTAAAAACAAGAAAAGTTTCAGGGGTAGAATTACCAGACGGAAGAATTTTCATGGGTTTAAGTCCAGAAGAAGCAGAAGAGATAATTCAAAGAGAAACTAAGAAATTAAAAACTCCAGAGGGTGCAAGGGAAGTTGGCTCTAGGTTAGGAACTGAAAGATTAGGGCGAGGAGTTATAGGGGCAGCAGAACAGGCAGAGGCACAACTAGAACCGACATCCATTGAGAAACAATTTGAATCAGAGGGAGGATTCCAAGAATTAGAGGGTAGACAAGAAAGGGCTATTGAAAAGATTGCAGAAATAGGTTTAACTCCGTCTGTTATGATAGGAGAGGGTATAGAAAAATTAACAGGAAAGGAATTAAGTAATAAAACCGCGGCTGATATGGCAGAAACAGATTTTGGAAAGGCGTTAGGAGTAACTATCGCAACAGTTTCAGGGACGGCATTAATAGCAGCACTGGCTCCAGTTATTGCCTCAACAATGGCTTTTATTTCAACTAAAATAGGAACAAGTATTGGAACAACCACTTTAGGAGTCGTGGGAACTTCTGCATTTTTAGGAGATATAAGCCCTAGCACTCTTACAGATAGACTCTTAGATAGGAAAAAAGTTAATGAAATTCAGTCCTCAGTTAATACAGTTGGACAAATGGGTTCTACCTTAATGGGTACTCATGCAGCAGGAGGAATAACCACACCAAAAGCTTTAGCAGAACTAAACCAATTAGATAAAGATTTAGAAATAGTTGAGTACCAACTTCAACAAGCTTCTATTTTAGACCCAGCTGTTAAAAGAAGTGGGCAGTATTATGATGTTTTAGCAGATATTCAAGACCAAAGAAGCACAATACGAGAAGCAAGGGCAGATGTATTGGAACAAACTCAACAATTTGACCCAACACAAATAGCTTTTTTAATTGGAGAAATGGAAGCAATACAGGGGAAAAGAAGAAGAAAAAAAATAGAAAAGGGTATTTTAAGAGAAACTATATAAGGAGGTAAAAATGAGTGAAGAAGAAGAAAACGAAAACGAAGAATCAACTAAGACAGGAGGGAATACTGATAACGGGAATGACTCGAAAGTCAATAATATTATTGACAGAGCAACTGAGACAGCTGAAAGGATTGAAGCCGCGAACAAAAAAACAGAGGAGTTAATGAAGAAACAAGAACAATTAGTAGCACAAAACATTTTAGGCGGACAAAGTCAGGGAAGTCCTATAACGAATGAAAAGGATATTTCACCTGTTGAATATTCACAATTAGCCTTAAAGGGTTTAATTGAGGAAAAGTAGTAAATTAACGAAAGATTTATATAAAAGGAAATTATAAATATTTATGGCTAACGAAGCAGTTTTAAAATTACGAATTGATGACCCAATGAATTTCACAGTGGCAGATGGTGCAGGTATTGAAAAAGGAACTATTTGCGAACTAACAGACCCAAGAACAGCAGCTGCGAATAATGGAAGTGGTGATGTATTCGCAGGAATAGCAGCAAGGGAAAAAGTAGCAAGTGACGGGAGAACACAATTAGCATTATTTAGAAGAGGTATTTTTGATTTAACGGATTCAGGTGCAGGAATTACAGCAGGAGCATGGGTAAGCACTGGCGGAACTAATACAATTAAAACAGCAACAGAAGCAGAATTGGCAGCGGGTAAGGGTGTAGGTATTGCACTAGAAACAGCATCAGCAGCAGAAGTTATTGAAGTTCTAGTAGGAGGTTCATAATGGCAGATAGTGTTGAAATGGCTGATATTAGAGGACTGGATATAGATAAGACAGTTAAAGGTTTTGCATTAGTTAATTATATTTTTAAATCGGCTATTACTAATAGCACAACAACAGCTGACCATATAAGATGGTACCAGGAAACCGCAGCGGATTTAACTCCAACAGCTCCAACAGTTATTAGTGATGTTTCACCATTATCATTATTCCCAACTTTAGAAGCAACATGGACAAGAAATACAAGTTATGTTCAAAAATATGCAGCTGAGGATACTATTTCTATGGAAGACATGAAAAGCAGCGATATTGATGTAGTAGCAAGAACACTATTAAGATTAACAAGGGCAGTAGTAAAACAAGTAGATACAGATATTTACAATGTAATTACAGAAAATCAAAGTCCATCAACAATAAGCACAGTTGCAAGTACTGCTGCATGGGATGCGGGAAGCGGACAAGACCCAATAAAAGACATACTAGGAGCCATAGAAGATATAGAAGATTATAATTATGATATTTCACAAGGTGAATTATGGTTAAATCCAAAACAAAAGACAAGTCTTTTAACATGGCTTATTTCTACTAAAGGAGCAAGTATCCCACAGTTTGCAAGTGAAAAGGTAAAGAATGGAGTTTTAATGGAGTTTTTAGGATTAAAGGTAAGAGTTTCTAATAATGTTGTAGCAGATTCAGCACCAGTTTTAATACCAGCAGCGGCAGCAACATGGAAAAGTCACACTAATACAACTAGCGTAGCTATTGAAGATAGAGGTATAGGTACTAAATTTAGGGTTTATGAATTAGGAATAACATTGCTTACAGACCCTCGTGCTGTATGTTTGATTACTAACACAGATGCTTAAAATGACTAAAGAAACATTAACTAGGTTAAAAGCTCATTTTCTAGAAACTAATAATTTAAAGGCTATTGCAGACTTAGAAGCAAAATATCCAGATACACCAGACCCAGTCGCTAAACCAAATCCTAAAGATGAGAAATCTACTTCTGAAACTTCTAAACCAAAAGAAAAGAAATAAAAACTTTAGAACTTTAAATTGTTATGGTAAATGTAGGAACTGGCTCAATAGGAACTCGATTTATAAGAACAGACTATCCAAATACTGAGGGATTAGTCGCGGGTACAACTATCACAGCAGAAGACCCAACACTAGAACAGGAGGGCTGTTAGAATGGGCGGACAAGGTAGCGGAAGAAAAGCAGACCCAATAAAGAAATTGATGGGTTTTGGACAACCAGCAAAAACTGATAATTCTGAGTTATATCTCCCTAATGTTTCAGCAATAAAAGAGGGAGCTTTGAAAACGGAAGCAGGTTCTTTATTAACAGACCCCACAACTACTAAAGGAGATGTTATAGTTAATAATGGTTCAACTATAACAAGGTTAGGCGTTGGAAGTAATGACCAAGTTTTAACAGCAGATAGTGGAGAAGCAACAGGTATAAAATGGGCAGCAGCAGGGGGAAGTAGTGAATGGACAGACACAGGAACAGTATTACACCCAACGGATTCTAGTGGAACAGTTGACAGCGTTGTTGTTGGAGGAACTACGACAGCCAATTCTGATATAGCATTGTATGTAACAGGACAAGCAGTTTTTAACGAACAGGGTTCAGATGTAGATTTTAGGGTAGAAAGTAGCAATAACGAAAATGCGTTCTTTGTTGATGGTGCAAATGGTAGAGTTGGAATAAACACAGCAACACCTGTAACGGATTTACAGATAATAAATGACGGCTCAACTTGTATTACTACAATGTCAAGTTATAGAGCTGCATCAAGTCATGTTAAACTAGATGCCTATGCTTATAGAGGAAGTTTAGCAAGTCCCGCGGCAATAAATCATGGCGATGCAATATGGGAAATGAGAGGTTTGGGTTATGATGGGAGTTCAGACCAAAATTCAGCAAGAATATTATTTACAGCAGATGCAACACCAAGTAGTGCAACACCTGGAAGAATAAGTTTACAAACAGCGTCAAGTACAAGTTTAGTTACACGAATGAGAATTACTAAAGATGGCTATGTTGGAATAAATACAACAAGTCCCTTACACCATTTACACGTAGCGGGAAGTTTAGCATTACAACAAGACACTGTTACAGATAATGGAAATGCTACCCATACCGTAGCAATCGATGAATGTGTTTTATTAGTAAACCAACAAAGTATGATGGGGGGAGTAACAACAATAGCACTACCCGCAGCCTCAGGTTCAGCAGGAAGAGTATTAACCGTAAAAAATATTAGTGCGGCAGGGGGAGTTGTAACACTCGATGGTAATTCAAGTGAAACGATAGATGGTTCTACAACAAAAAGTTTATCTTCAGGAACTAATTTTATAACTATAATATGTGATGGGAGTAACTGGCATATTATAGCGGAGAATGCTTAAAAATGGAATGTAGAAAATGCGGAGATAGACCAGACCTAGAATATGATGAGGGTTATGGTAATGCTGATGAGGGGTACACTTGTTGGGGTTGTTATAATGAATTTAAAGAATCTGGACTATGACATATAGAAGCGGTTATGTTGGTGAATATAAAGCAAAGAAAGAACTTGAAAATATTTACGGCAAAGACTCTGTCTTAAAAATAGCTATTGCCCAGATAGGAGCTGACTTTATGATTATTAAAGATGGCAGATTAATTTTATTAGTAGAAGTTAAAGAAACAATTAAAAAAAAATATTATCCTAGTAAAAAAGAAAAATCTCAATTTGAGAGGATAAAACAATTTGCGATGACAAACAAAACCCGGGCAGAATTGTGGATATATTATCGTAAAGGTACAGGTTCACCCTCTCAAAAAGAGATTAAATGTATTTATTCTTTACCAAATTCACTAGGTTGAATCTCTAAAGATTCATTAACATCTGGTAAATATAACCCTTCAGCAATTAATTCTTCTATCTTATGCTTTAAATCTTCAACATCTTCAAAGTATAATTTAAACCTATTTCCAGCTTTTCCAAATTCATAGGAGTTAGGAGACTGAGTTTTATTAATTATTATACCTTTAATTATCTCACCCGCTTCATTTGTAAGCGTATTAGAGCCATTTTGAGCTTCTTTTTGGCTTTCTTCTGGGGTTGATAACTCCATAGTCTTAATATTGGTATATTTTCCATTAACTTCAGTAGTTAGTTTAACATAGTCACCCAGTTTAAACTTATTATAATCCTCGTTAAAGGTATTAAACTTTTTACCACTAATTACCCATTTTACCATAGGCTTATTAGTGTTTGTTAGAGCTTCTGTTTTTTCTTCAATTATCATTATCAATACCTCCTTTCAACAATTTATCTTTAGCCATATCTAAAACAGCTTTTTGAAATTTCAAGGCTTTTTCCATATCTTCAACCTGTGATGTAGCATTGTCTACAACTTCAGACCAGTACGCTTCTTCTTTTGAACCCACTTTAATTTTTAATTTCTTATCTTCTATCATTTTATCTACATTCCTCGCATATTTCAAAAGTATCATCTCCCTCTGGATATTCTTTTATTTCATTTCCGCAATCACATGTCATTTTATTTTCTTCTTTCTTATCTTTCATAATGTCCAACTGAACTAGTGCACTATCAAAAGATTGGCTTTTCTTAAAGTGTTTCACATCAAAACCCAAAGCCTCTACTTCTTTGTATAGATTTTCCCAATCTTCTTTGGTTGCACATAGGTTATATTTTCCCATTTTATTTTATTGTTATACCCTCACATTCTAATATAAATTTTTTAAATTCTTGCTTTTCTGTTTCTGTTAATTCTTTGAACTCTTTATTAAAAAGCATATAACAAATTTTATTAGCAATTTCTAAGGTGGTTTTTTTGTCTGTCATTTTATTTTAACCCCACACTTCCATAAAATAAAAGCTTCCCAACTATTAGCCTTACCACTAAGTTTAGAATTATCTTTTATTTCTTTAAGTTCCTTAAAGTGTTCTTCTTCAAATGCTACATTTAATGTTTTTACCATTTTATTTCTTGTAGACTAGGGAAGATGAAAAAGAGAGTGATTTAGAATCATTCTTTATCCCTAATCTACATAGTTAGTTAGAAAGTAACCTTTATAAACCTTTCTATTCTTTATTATACATATTATATTAAGGTTTTTTGTATTTTATTGGTTGATGATTCAAGAATATGCAAACCAAACTCAGATTCTACGCAATTTCTTAATATTAATTTTTTATCGATACCCTCATATTTAGATAAATCAAATCCTTTTCTTTTTTGTAAGACCTCTACTTTAGAATCATGCTCTCTACTTCCATACCCTTTTATTTCATTTATTATAAAATTACTCCAATATAAATGCCCTCCTATTTTCTTACCTTTAATTAAAGGCTCATACCAAGGGATTACATTCTCAATAACCCATTTTCCTTTAAAATAACCTTTCAAAAACAAAATCTCTTCATATAGCTCCATGTTAGGAAAGATAGGTTTATTTTGTTGGTGAGTTGCTTTTCTAACCTTGCTATGACTAGGACATGGAGGAGAACTCCATATAAAATCAAACTCCTCAAAGTGTTCTAATAAATATTGGTGAGCGTCTCCTATTATAATGGTATCATTTGGAAAGAAGCTCC